GCTCTAGTAGAGAAAGGACTAAACCTACCCATACGAGTTTTGTTTCTAGCTTTTACAGTGGTCACTCCAAGGGGAAGATTAGGTATTACTAAATCTTTAGTTAAGAATACTCTTTCAAAATCAGAACCAACGTTAAGATTATATACTCTATTATTAGCTAACCTAAAGTTGCCAGGATATGTAGCAGGGTCAAAATCAAGCGTACAAGAGCCACCTGCTATGTTATTCAACGTGCCTACAGGATCTGATGATATATTAATAAATGATAATCCAGCTAAGTTTGCTTTGGGAGTTGTTTCTACCTCGATTCTATAAATTGTGTTTGCAGTAAGAGCTGCATTATAAGCTGCGCTCTGAGGATCAAAACTAGAATTGATAACAGCAAAAACATTTCCTGAAGAGGCTTGAATATTATCTCCAATCTCTATAACAGGAACTGTATAGTGGTCTACTTCAGCTCTAAAAGCAGTATCCGAGGCTGCTCTAGTATAAGAAATATTAGCGTTTTGGGTAAGACCCTTATTGAGGTTAACAGTAAACTGACCAGAAGATTTTTGCTGTCCATCTACAAAAAATCTTACAAAAGAAGCACTTCTAGGCTTTATGGCTATCTCAATATCAGAATCATGGGCAGCTAGATCACCTTCTTCAACATAGGTAAACTCTGATCCACTTACGTAAAAACTGTTATTATTGTAAAATCTAGCATCTAATAGCTGATTGATAGTTACATAAAAAGGAGCTGTGGGTAATGCATCTACTATATTAAGTGCACCACTCTTTCTGTTTTCAAATTTTAAAGTGTTATTAGCTACATCATAATCAGCTATATTTTGACTAACTTCAGTAGTAATAGGAGCAAATCCTACAAAATTCAAAAGACCTTGTGCTTCAGACTTTTCATTAATAGGAAGTGAGACAAAGTCTGTGCCTTTCAATCCTCCAAAAACTGCATCGTCATTTACGTCTAACACATGCTTGAAGAAGTTTTCATCAAACGCTACGTTTAATCCTTCAAGAGTTAATTGAACATTTCCGTCTAATGTTCCTCCTACAGTGTCAACAACATTAACAGCATTACATAATAACTTTATCTCTCCAATTGATGAGGTAAATCCATTTTTGCCGACTAACTGAGCCGGAGTAGCTCCAGCTGAAATAGCATTAGCTGTTGTTACAGAAAGACTTAAAGGATTGCCTTGAATAGAATTTGCTACTAAGGATGATGAATCTGGACTAGATAAGAAAAATTCTGTTGCAAAAGAAATTCCAAAACCAAGCTTTTCTGTAGATTCAGTTATTACTCCATCAACAGCTATAGTTCCATCGGATCGACTTCTGGGAACAGCTTGAAAGTTAAAATTAGGAGTAGGAGGAACTGTAAAGGCTGATTGAATATCTGTGTATGAAGTTGGTTTGTAATCAATAAATGTATCAGAATCTACATAAACATTAGAGATATATTCATGAGCTGTAATGTCTACTTCTTCATTTTCAGGTTGGCGTTCAATTCCTGTTACCTTGAACAATCTTCCAGCTTTAGATGAGTAGTAATTATCACTATTTTCAATTTCTCCAAAACTCCACAAGTCACCTGCTGCAGGAGCGTTATTTGCTGCAAAACCTGTCACAGATTCAAAGTTTTTCGTAATAGGATTAAACCTAGATATTACATTTACTTCAGCAAACTCTTTACCTGTTGTTACATTGTCGGAAGCAGTAAGATTAAAAGCAGTATTAGACAGAATGTATAGGTCTATCCGATCATCTGTCATTTTAAGAACTCTTAAAGCTAACGGCCCTGTATTGGAAGTAAAGTTAGTATCAGCTAATGACGGAACTGTATAATGCTCTAAAAATACATTAGTATTAGATCCATCAGTAGCAGAGCTTGACGATACTTTACCACCAAAACCATAATTAATACCTGTTTGATTCTGAGAAATTGAAATAACATCTCCAGGGACTAAACTCAAGGCTTCAGAGCTAGTTGTAAAGTTAACTAGTCTTTTAATATATTTTGAGGCAGCTATCTGGTACTGACCATATCTAAGAGCTTGAGAACGTCTACTGACGCCTGGTAAGTCAAGCGATATCACGTTTTCAGGCATATTCGTATTTACGCCGTCATTACGACCTGATTCATCAAGTCTTACCACTTCTCTCTTATAGTGATTTCTAGGCTCTAAATAACTGATTTCTGCCGCAGTTAATATCTCACTTTCTTTGTTACCAGAAACAACAAATGATCCATCTTTGATGGTGGCTTCATTAAAAGTCATTACAGGAAACTCTTCAGGCAAATCAGCTGCAAGAGTTAGCTTACCATGAGAATAAACAACTGCACCTCTAAAAGAAGCTGCTAAAGAGTTTATCACATCCATTGAGGCTGATTCGTCAGAAATAGTTACATCTAGTGTAAACCTTCTTTCTTTAATCTTTGTTCCTTCAGGTATTCCTACCTGATTTTCTCTTACAGAAGTAAAGAAACCATTAGTTTTATGCCTAAACGAACCATCAGCAAGTCCGTCAACACCAACAAAGTTACCTGTTACACTATCACAAGCATCACAGTATTGAGCAATTTGATAGAACCTGTATTTATCAATATTCTCTTCAGGAATTCCAAGTCCGTATGTAGAATTAGTTAGTAGATCATAGATAACCCAAACAGAATTTTGAGTCCAAGAATATACAAAAGTACCATCCCAAGCACCTACATAAATATTAGGATTTACCCCAGTTAATACTGTTCCAGTTCCTGATTGTTGTAGTCTGTATCCTTGTTGAATACCATAAGTGCCGCTTGTAGGAAGCTCTACCTGCCTCCAGTCTATTTCACCATTTGCTAAGATAGGCTGATTATAGTTAGAAGGAACTTTTACCAGAAGACCTTTGATCAGAGAAGTAAAAGTAGGAACTCCTCCTGTATGTTCATCAACCGCTTTTAACGCATAACCAATATGAGCAGTTCTAGGATACGCCTGAGCAGAATTTTCAATCTCATCCCAACCAATAATTCTTACGATTTCTTGTTTGGATGAGGAATCACTATCATCTGAAGTTTTTTCAACTGTAAATTTGTATCCGTCAGTGCTTCTTGATCCTTCTGGGATAGTGATTGTAATATTAAACTTAAAGGCTGTATTAGTCTTACCAGTAATAGTTTTAGAGCTTGAGGCTATTTCAGTTGTGCCTAGTCGGTCAAAAACAGTAACTTTTACAGCTACTGTATGAATTAAAACATCACCATTTTTTTCAATTTTTTGAAGAGTAGGGATAACAAAGTTAAACTTAAGAGCATCCCAGTCATTAGCTGAAGTATCTTGTAAAGTAACACTAGATCTAGGTACACCGTCTAGATTACCTTTTTTAAGAGTTACAGGGGAAGTAAGCTGTTGAGGAGTTGTAACAGTTTCTCCGAAAACGTCTAGTCTACTTTGTGTTGTAGTTCCAGTTGTTGATAGAGTTTTAAACTTTTCTGAGTTTTCTTGCCCATCTCCGTCTAAATTTATTAAATCGTCAATTGATCCGTCTTGAATCTCTATATCTTGAGGACCATTAGGATTAATTCTGTAAATAGGGCCTTCGCCAAGACCAGCAACTACAAAAAGAATATCAGTTGAAAATAAGTCATTAGGATCTTCTCTAGGATCAGATCCGCCTCCGCCTTTGCCTCCTTTAGCGCCTCGAATATCTGGAATAAGTAAGTTAGAATGAGTAGTAAATTGTTTAGTCGCCATTAAAACTGATCTCCTACCCTAATTAAGTCATTCTTACCATGCTCTTCAGAGTTAATGTACCCACTTAAAAACTGTCCTGCAACTCTGACTTGTCCATAGTGTAAAGGCACAGGAGTTCCACTAGTTGTTGTATTTGTTAGTGAGCCAAACATACCATTTTCTCTAGTGGTAGATTCTGTTTGTTGAGTATTTTTTGGTTTTTTAGTTAGCAGAGAAGAAACAACTGCTAATCCGACATTAGTCACAATACTTCTTAAAATTGGGTTCATATTGCCAAAGGCTTTTGCAAAGCTACCTAGAGTCATACCACCGCTTCCCCCTAAGCTTGCGCTAACAGCTGCAGAACCTGCTTCACCTGCCGCAAAGGCGCTACCAGCTCCAGCTCCAGCAGTTGCACCCAGCTGAGCCGCAAGCATAGGTGCGGCGACTACAGCAAAAAGTGCTAAGAATAATAGTCCGCCTCGTTTACCGCCCCCTCCTACGACCATAGGAGCAAGATAGACTGTTTCTCCTTCACGAAACTTTTTGATACCTAACGCGTCAGGTTCAATCACTTTAAAATCTTTGTCAACTAAGCCATAAAATTCATCGCTAGTCCCGTTCTCAATCTGTTTAATATAAGCATTAAATTTTGGATGAACCGCACGTAAATAATCATTAATGCTGTCAGCATTAAAAGCATCTAAGGTATACTCCTTCTGATCAAAATATTTGTGATATGCAGAGTGAATCTTAAGATTAATTAACAAGGTGGTCTTCCTTAAACTCATCAAATATTAACGCATCGACGTTCTCATCTAACCAGTATATAAATATATTATCTTTGAAACCAACTAAAAATTTATACTCTTGGAACGCTGCACTGACTTTGTCTTCTTTGCTTGGAATCGGATTTTCTTCCCCAGGGTGAGAGTGAAAAATACCCCAAATATTACCGTCATGCTTTACTAAATCTCCAGGATTCAATATGAAAGAGTATTTTGGTTCGGGAGAAATATTTGTACACGGCACATACTCAAAATCTTTTGTAACGATTCCTACACATTCTCTAGGATACTCGTTCAAAGAATGAGTTGCCATCTGCTGTTTTAGTTTATTAAATCTTTCCATCTATAAATTCCTACAGTATACTGCTTATAGTATCGACCATACGGGGCAACCCAGCTTTTATGTTTAAGCATTGTTTGAAGTATTCTATTGTAATCAACATACAAAGCACAATGATTGGTTACATTAGTAGACCCAAGACTCATAGTAATTATATCGTAAACCTTTGGCTCACTTACTTTAGTCCATCCGTATGATTCTGTACCTCCCAACTCAAAATATCTATCTTGAGTTTTTTGATACCAGTCTTCATCAATAATTTTACAAAAGTGATCTGTTGTGTAAGGAATTGTAATTCCTAATTCTTTCTCATACACTAAGCGACAGAGATTAAAACAATCAATCCCTGTTTCAACGTCATTACCTAAATGTTCATATGGAAAGTCAGTATATGAGTTATACCATTTCATTGTGTCTATAGATTGTGTACAGTCTATCTCTCCAATACTCAGAAAGACTTTCTACACACGAATCTCTCCCCTCTTCGACGTGCAAAATCTTGTTATGTTGAATGTATAATCCAAAATGTGTCACTAGATCTGATTTAAGTGATCTAAAGACCATTACATCATAATTTTTAGCATCTGTCAAACTAACTTTTACCCCATAAGTTGAAGCCCAAGAATCTACATTCGTACAAGAAAACTGCTTCATCCACTGGGCAGATTTTGGATAAGAGGGAAGATCAAAAGATAAATCTAGCTCATTTTTATAAAATGTTCTGATTAGCTCTATGCAATCAATCACACCATATTGGTGCGATAAACCTATATATTTTTGTACCATGCTGCAAACTCTGGATAAGTGTCTAAAAAGTTTTCTTCTCTTGAAGTGTCAAGAGTCTCATTATATTTTTTAAAACTAGGTAAAAGATGTGAGTCATCTCTACCATTCATGTAAGATAAAATGTTTTTTAAATTATCTATTTCATGAACTGTTAAATAATTTTTGTATTTAGTAAGAAAATGTTTATACATTTTATTTATGTTTTGTTTTGCCTCTTTGGGTAAACAGGTTACAGAAGCAAAATCTGGCCCAGTCAAAGTGGTACAGTAAAAAGTTAAGTCTTTTTTCTTTATCCAGAGAATAAAGTCGGGCATTGCCGTTATACTCCAAATACTAATAACAGAGCTTATTGTTGTAATATGATTTGAAAACTGATCTACATTTGCTGCAAACTTTGACCAATCTAAGCCTTTTCTTGAATATTCACCTCGGCTACCCATTCCTTCACAGCTAGGCCATAGATTAACCTTTTTAAAATGACCCCATAACTCTTGTAAATCAAAATTTTTATACTTATTATAACTTAGATTTGTGTTATAACTTAAACTTACCTTTTTAGCATAGTTATTGTCGATAAGGTATTTCAAAAGTTTATAATGCCCATCTTGTACAAAAGGTTCCCCTCCTGCAAAGTATACGTCTAGTAAGTGCGGAGCAACTTCATCTAAGCTATCCCAAAAAATGGTATTTTCTGTGTACTTGTCTATAGGTTTTGTCTCAGTCCACTCTGGTAAAATGTCAATCTCTCTAGCCTCTTTATACCAGCTAGTAGATGACTCAGCCATACACATTCTACATCTAAAGTTACACAGATTGCCAAAACGAATATCTAAATAGATAGGTTTTGAGGGAATAGAACCATCTTCTTTGGTTAACTTCTGAATTTTAGCCCAATGATGAAATCTTATATTACTACTGATTCGATTACTCTTATCGCCTAACTCTTCTTTGCTGTAACACGCTTTAATACACTCGCTTGGTATTTTACCCTCAAGCATGTCTCTACGAACCTGTTTTAAAGGTTCGCCATTCCATACATCAGTTAAAGATTGATCTGCGGTGCCTAACTGTATATTAGGATATTCATACT